GATCAGCCCGTGCCGGCCCTGATACGCCTCCGCAAACTTGTCCGCGAGGTCGATGATACCGTCGTAAAAGCCGTTCAGCGCGCTATGTTTGGCAAAACTGCGGGTGTTTAGGTGGACCGAATGGGCCACATCGCGAGCCAAAAACATGCAGCCGATAAATTCAGCGCAACTCATTGCATTGGGCCTCCTGGCGGCATTTGCGGCGGCATCGCGCCCATATCTGGTGGCATTTCGCCCATTTCCGGTTGCATTTCCGGCATTTCACGTGAAACGGGGCCGCCGGGGCCGACCAAATCGCCGGTATCCATAGCCGCCGCGATGGTGCCCATCACGATGTCTTGGATTTGCTCTGGCGTCATGCCGGCCTGAACCGCGGAAATGCGCTTGGTTTCGGCGTCGTAGGCCTTAATCTGCACTTCCTGAGCCTCAATGGACTGTTCGACGCGCTGCAACATGCCGACGACTTGGTTCAGTTCCTTGGTCAGGGCTTCGATTTGCATTTTGGCCATCTGCATTTCGGGCGATTGGTCTTCGCCTTCCATAACCTTTGGATCAATGATCTTAGCAAACCGCGCCGCCATCTCCTGCGCGCCCGGCCAATCCATGTTTTTGATGAACAGATCACCGGCGACCGTCCAAAGCTGCGGGTTGGATTGCAGAAGCATCGACATGGCGTCCAAGGCTTCCTGACGCTTGGTCATGTAGCCTGGCCCAGTGGTCACGCACACGTCGTAAATGCCGACCGACGGATTGTAAATCTTGTCGATTACAAGCCCGTTTTCGTCGCGGATTTCCTTCACCGGCTCCGGCTGGGTCGGATTGATCCGCACCATGCCCACTTCGCCGTCTAGGCCTACGATGCGCGCCACGCGGGCGGTGTCGTAAATCTTGGGGATCATGTCCACAAGTTGCCGGGTGACGTGCCGGATCGCGCGGGACAGGTTGTCGACATAATGGTAGGTGCCCGTGTCACCCTGCTTCTCGCGCGCCAGAATGGCCCGGCCAGACCGCTCGTTGCTTTGCGCCCCTAGGCTGCTGTCGTACTGGCCTGTGGTGCCTTTGATGTCGTCAGCAGCGCCCAATTTAGCTTGTATAAGGCCGGTCTGGGCCAGCGGCGGTGGTGCGCGCTGCGGCAGCGGTAGAGGGCTTCCAGCGCCGTCCGTAACGTCGGGATTGACCTCTAGGTACGGCCAGTTGTTCGTGTTGGCCGTCTTCCACTGCATCTCGTAGCCTTCAAACTGGCCGCCATAGCCAATGAAGGGTGCCTTGGGGGCCAAAGCCAGCATTTCGGCTTCCTGGCTGACCCAATAGTTGTACATGCGCTGGGCGTCCTTGGCGTTCCGCACAAGGCCCGACACGTAAAGCTGGCCGTCGACTTCAAACTCGTTGCCAATTACGCGCACGACGGGGATGTATTTGCCGGCCCAATCGCGCTCTTCCAGCACCTCAAACCCGTTAGTCTTGACCCACTTGACCTTCTTGCGGTCAACCGTGCGACTACGCAGCGGCTTGCCAAACATCGCCTTCAGTTGCTTGTCCTGCGGCGAGCCTGAAAAGGCTGTGATGTTGTCGGGGTAGAGGTTTAGCGTCGTTTTTTCGTGCTCGTAGTAGAAGTATTCGGCGATACGTACCATGTCTTCCGAGAGCCATTGAGAAAGGCTCTGGTCGCCCACGCCTTGCGACATGAGGCTAGAAATCGGCGCAGCATCTGGAAACATGCGTTCATAATCAGATTTGCTCACGTCTTCGGTGATGAAGCACCATTCGGCGTCGGCGCCGCACGGGTCTTGGATGGCCGGGTCCATGTAGACCGAGAACGAGTTCCGCACCCGCCCGATCTTGATGTCCTGGTCGAAGCTGTCCTCGCGGGCGTACTCCGTCAAAATGCGGATGTAGCCCTCGCCGTAGGTGACCTGGTTGTCGCAGGCCGTGTCGTAAGCCACGTCGGCGTCCGAGATATACTCGATGTGCCGCACCATGCCGTCGAATATCTCGGCCACGCGCACGTCGGCGCGGTCGTCAGCCGGGATCACCTTGCCGGTCGGCCGGTTCTGCCGCTGCTCGTTGGTCACCTGGCGCACATGCTGCGGCAGCTTGTTGATCGTCAGGCACGGCCGCGCGTTGATCGTCTGGCCCTGCACAGACCCGCGGGTCGCCAGCACGTCCGCCGGCCACTGCCACTGGTTGTCGGGCGACCCGGCCATGAAGCGCAGGTCGTCCAGTTCATCTTCACGGCTGTCCGAGTAGGCCGACAGCGCCATGGTGTAGCGCCGGCGCATAACAGACAAACGGTCCTTGTCGTCGCTGTCCGATACCTTGCCTGCGGCTTCTACATCGTTGGCGGCCATTACTTGCCTTTCTTAGCCGCTGCGCGCTTGGTTGCGTACGCGATGGCGACAGCCTGTTTTGCCGGTTTGCCGGCAGCAATTTCAGCCTTCACGTTCTTGCGAAAGGCGTCCTTGGAGGTGGACTTCACCAACGGCATGTCACTTGCCCTTCTTGGCTGGCTTGGCCGTCTTAGCAGACGCACGGAACGCCGCGGCGGTAGGGGCGCCTTTAGCGCCCGGCTTCCGCATCTTCTCGCCAGACCCGGCTGCGATGCGCTCCCGTTTGGCGTGGATGTTAGCGTATAGACCCGGTTTTGCCATTAGCACTTCCACCTTCTCATGCTGGCTTTCGCCCTGTCGGCGTTCTCCGACTTGGCTACCACACCCGCCATACGGGCGCAAAAGGATTTTTTACGCCCCTTGTCCGCCTCGGTCTTGGGGCTGGGGGCCGGAGGCTTTAGGTTGGAGCCTGTCTCACGATTGTACTTGGCCCGGCCCTTGGCGGTCAGCCCGGCGCCCTTGTTGGTCGGCAGCTTCTCGCCCCGCCCCACGGCCAATGATACGCTTTTCTTCGCCATCAGGCACCCATCCATGAGTTGAGGGCAGCGCCGGGAGCATACCCGCGCCGCGGGGCGCGGTCAACATATTCTCGATGGGCCACCGGGAACGCAAACGTCACCGCGATGGCGTCGGCCGCGTCGGGCGAGGCCAGCCCGCGCGACTTCATGTCCTTTTTGCTCTCTAGGAAAATCGTCCCTTTGCTGTCGGGCTTCATCATCGGCCCGGTCAGGTCGTTCTTGAGGTAGCGGTCCAGCGGTATGGATGCGTCCTTCAGCCAGGTCCGCATCTCGCCCCACATCTCGGCGCGCTTGTTGCCCCACATGATCGGGTTCTTCGACTTGTTCCCAAAGTTGACCCCCTTGATCTTGTACCGCTGCTCCTTCAGCCGGTCGACGATGCCGGCGCCCAAGCCCCCCTCGTCGATCACCACCAGCGCCGGCTTGTATGTCTCGATGGCGTCGATGACGTGCCCCACCACCGTCATGGTGTCGTCGCCCTTGTGGCGCTTGATCGCCACGATGTCGCGCCCCTGCCGAATGGCGATGACCGTGCTGTCGGACCCAAACCGTGCCGGGTCCACGCCGATGATGATGGGCGCCGACGGGTCTTTGTGCTGCGGCCGGCGCATGGCGTCGTCGACAGTGGAGGCCCCGATGAATTGGTCGTCGGACGCGTTGGGAAACTGACCGTACACCTCGACGTGGGCCTGGGTGCTGTCGGGGCCGTACTCGTCGATGATCTGCTGGTAGACCTGTTTGTCCGTATGCTCGACCGTGCGCGCGTCCACGATCTTGGTGTCCCAAAAGTCGCGCTTGGAGTGAAAGCACTCGTAGAAGTAGCCGCTGTTGCGCCGCGGGTTGCTAAACGCCAGCCAGAAGCGGTGCGGCGTGTTCTCCGTGAAGAAGCCCGCCGCGACCGACCAGATGCTGTCGTCGATACCGCTGGCCTCGTCGAACACCAGCATGACCCCGGCGAAGTTGTGGACCCCCGCGTAGGCGTCGGGGTTCTCCGCTGACCACAGCCGCCCCTCGACGCCCCAGTACCGGGTGCCCATCTTCAGGTCGCGCTCCACCAGTTCCGTCAGCCACTTGGCCGGCATCAGCCGCGTGGCGCTGACCTCGAACCAATGGCTGTTGAGCGCCATGCTGAGCCACTTGGTAATTTCCGCCCATGTGATCGACCGAAGCTGCGCCTCGGAGTTGGCCGACACGATGGTTGTGCTGCCGATCCGCGTGGTCAGCATCCAAATGACCAGCCAACTGACTAAGGCCGATTTGCCGATCCCGCGGCCGGATGACGTCGCCATCCTGAGCGTGTCGAAGTCGATCTTGCCATTGTTCTGTTTCACATGGTCGGCGATGCGTTGCAGCACCTCGCGCTGCCACCGGCGCGGGCCGTCGAAGTGTTCCAGCGGTGTGCCAGGCTGGCCCCACGGGAACACGAACAGCACAAACTTCAGCGGGTCGTCCTTAATGGCCGGCGTCCACAGCCGGCTCATCAGTTCCATTTCGTCGTCGGCGCTATACCGTGTGGTTTGCATTTTCTACCCTATCCGACGACAGCAACTCTTCATTCGGCACCGCCACACCCTCGATGACGCGCCGCTGGGCCTCTTGCAGTGCGGAGGTGATGGAGATGGTCTGGTTGACCTCGACCTGCACGGCTTGCTTGGCGACCCAGCCGTGGACGTGCTTCAACACATCCAGCGCCGCCTTGGCGTCGCCGGCGCGGGCGGCGTCATGCAGCACCTTGGACATCTCCATCTCGCCGTCGGCCCGGCCCTTCTCCGCGGCCAGCGCCGCCAGCGGGTCGAACTCGCACAGCGCGCGGTATTCGGTCGGCGTCATGCCGGAAGCTAAGGCCAACGCCTCACCACGCAATCCATTACGCGCGGCGTTATAGATGGCTTCGAGACGCGCCTCGGTAGCTTCCAGTTTGCGCGGCTCATAGGGGAGCGAAAAAACTGCCATAGATTTTGTATAGCATGGCTGGTTGGGTTTGCAAAAAATAAAAAATTGTTTGCGGACCCTCCGTGACCGGGACGGGGTCCCCGCCGGCCCCCCGCCCCCCTGCCCTCGGCGCGCGGCTGGATGGTCGGGGCCAGGCGTGAACATCTGAACAGCTATTCAGATGTCCAGATGTTTATATTAGCGCGGGCTAATATTAGCGTTTGGTCACATTGCATTGCAGCACAATCTGTTACGTTATAACGTAACATTCCGCCTGGTCGCGCGCCTAGGCAAGATAGGCATTCTAGGCAATGCGGAAAACATCGCGCCAGCACGACGGCGCGCCAGCTAGCTGCCAACATGATACGCAACGGATTGTGTTGCGTGACGCGCGGGCTATTTGCGCGGGCCGTTTGCGCGGGCTATTTGCGCGGGCCTAGGTCACCGCTAGGTCAAATAGGCAATCTAGGCAATGCGTTTTCCATCGCCCCCAAGTGAGATAGTACAACTATCCTATAGGTTATACTACTTTACATATGTTAATTAATATCTAAGTGGCAGTTGGTTAATATAATAATACCTAGAAAGCCTAGGAAAATTGAAAAAAGCTTTGTTCTCCAACTACATAGCCCCGCGTA